ACTGGATTACTCTGGCTCTATGGGTGGAGTGATGAGTGATGTGATCGAACAGACTTTGAATCTAGTTGAATTTTGCCGAATGGTTGGAATTCCCTATGATGTTTATTCATTCACATCGGCATGGCGCCACGGAATTGACAAGAATGATTATTCTCCTGCACCGAATGAAGTCGACCTGAAAGACACTTTGATTCTTCACCATCTCTCGAGTGAGATGTCTAAGAGTGACTTTAAGAAAGCTTCGGATAACATGTGGTTACAGGTTGCCCTTGGTGGAAGTCGCCACTTGGTTTCAGCTCCTTATGAATCTCTTGGTTCAACTCCACTGGATAGCACACTCACCGCGATGTTCACAGTTGTTAAAGACTTTATCGCTAAGAATAAGACTCAAAAGACAATGTTTGTGACTCTTACAGATGGTGATTCAAGTCGAGTTTCCTTCCGTGAGCCTGGTGAATATGACTCATATGCTTCAAAGACTCGATTCAAATTTGGTAATGCTGTTCACGAGATTAATTATTACAGTTCCACTTCCGAGCTGATTAAAATCATGGGTAAGATTCCAACTGTTACCACGATCGGTTTTTACCTCGCCTCCCATAAACGAGAAGTGAACCGGGAACTCTACAACTTCGGCCGAGATCCGGTTAAGTTGAAAAAGACACTGAAGAAAGACGGACACATCGAAGGTGGAAACATAAAGGGCTATGACTCCTACTTCCTACTGAATGATGTTTCAATCGATGACGAAGACTTCAACACGAAAGATATCGACGAGGACATCGCATCGTCCAAACGAGCCCAAACAAAGTTGGCAAAACAATTCTCGGCTCACCACGCTGGAAGCAAGAAGGCTCGGGTTCTGATGACCAAGATTGCCACTAAGGTTGCCTAAGCCCAAAGTGAAAAACAATCTCAACCCCTTGAATATCAATGACTTATGACTTTTTCAGAAAAAACAAAAACAGTTTTGTAAGTCATTGATATTCAATAAGATAAAGATGTTTACAAGACCAAGAAAATAGATTATAATATACATATAAGATTGATTAATATGACTATGCTAAATACAAAAGATATCTCCCGCATCCACAATGAACTCGGCAACACGACTGATTCTGTTCGAATCGGTGAAGTGATTGCCGCTGGTAAGGCTCTCGGTTTTCATGGCCCAGATGTTTACAAGACCGTACGCAAGTGCTTCAGCAAGACTTCTACTCGAGGTCGGTACAATTTCCCAACAAGTGAAAATGAGGAAACCTCCGCTCCCGCTCCTGTCGCGGCTGAGCCAGCTCGGTTTAATAATGCCATGTCGGTTTCCTCTGTGACCGATGACGAGGTCTATGTTCCTAAAGTTGACAAGACTTATGTCAAATGGGGTGAATATAAGACTGTGTTTGATGTGATTATGTCCAAACATTTCTTCCCACTTTATATTTCAGGTATGTCTGGTAATGGAAAGACCTTCATGGTCGAACAAGCCTGTGCGAAAGCCAAACGGGAATATGTTCGGGTGCAGATTTCGCCTGAGACAGATGAAGACGATTTGATTGGTGGTTTCCGACTTATCAATGGTGAGACCGTTTTCCAAAAGGGGCCTGTTATTAAGGCTATGGAACATGGTGCAATTCTTTTGATCGACGAGATCGACCGTGCTACCAACAAGATTATGTGCCTCCAAGGTATTCTTGAGGGTAAGCCTGTTCTTCTGAAAAAGACTGGTCAAATGGTTGTCCCCGCTGATGGATTCAACGTGATTGCCACAGCCAATACCAATGGTCGAGGCTCTGAAGATGGTCGATACTCTGCCGCTTCAATTATTGATGATGCTTTCCTTGAGCGATTCGTAGCCACGATCGATCAGCCTTATGCCGCCCCGCGGGTTGAGATGAACATTCTCAAGAAGCATGCCGAGAAGTTCGAAGTGAACGATGATACTTTTCTTGAAAAATTGATCGCCTGGTCAACAGTTATTCGAAAGACTTTCGCTGATGAAGCAATCGACGATGTGATTTCGACTCGCCGACTGTGCCACATCGTGAAGACCTTTTCAATCTTTAAGGATCGTACAAAGGCGATTGAACTCTGCACGAATCGATTCGACTCCGAAACGAAGACTGCATTTATTGATCTTTACACGAAGATTGATGAGTCAACTCCAACAATGGAAGAGCTTATTAATCGAAGTGAAAATACGTCGAAAACTACCATCCGGGGCGAGTGGAAATCGTTTTAATAGTCATACTCAATCAATCGAGGTGGTGTCCTTTGGTCGGGGCACCACCTCACTATAACAAAATTTATGAATCTAACAGAACAACCTAAACCAGAACAATATTGGAAAGAACGATACGAAGAAAGTATTGAAGTGAAAAATGTAAAGAAGCCCACAAATCCTAAAGATGCATGTGGGGTTAAAAAGGTACCCATGAGTGGAATGCCTATGAATGTTTTAATGGAAGCTGGACTAGTTAAGCTCCACGGTGACCTAAAATATGGTCGATTTAACTGGCGAGAAGCTGGAGTCCGAGGCTCAGTATATTATGATGCTGCGATTCGTCACCTTGCCGCTTGGTATGAGGGTGAAGACATTGACCCAGATTCTGGCATACATCATATCGCTCATGCGATTACAGGACTTTCAGTACTTCGAGATTCAATGATACGAGAAGACTGGACTGATGATCGACCGCCTCCAAGTAAAACAGGGTGGATTAAGGAATTTAACCAAATCGCAGAAAAGATGATTGACAATAACACCAACTCTGATATAGTACTAGATAATGAAACTAAGCAATAAGACAATCGAGATCCTCCGTAATTTCGGAGCGATTCAACCTAACCTCGTAGTTGAACCTGGCTCAACTATTTCAACATTGGCAGAAGCGAAGCATATCATGGCTGAAGCTCAGATTGAAGAGAAGTTCGATTCTGGTTTTGGCATCTATGATGTGAATGAATTTCTTTCGGCGCATTCTCTATTTGAAAACCCAGAACTGGAATTTTCTGATAGCCATGCGACAATCAAATCTGATGATGCAAAGGTGAAATACCACTTTGCTGATACCGAAATTCTTACTAAGAAGTCTCAATCGATTCAGATGCCTCCTGCTGACCTCTCATTCAGCTTTACTGAGGCAAACATTAACAATATTCGAAAGGCAGCCGCAAGTCTCAGCCTTGATTCACCAACACTATCATTGGTTGTTGAAGATGGTAATATTATCGCTCGAGTCCTTTGTACTCAAAACCCATCTTCAAATAGTTACTCCTTGGTGATTGGTAAATATGATGGTGAGACTAGCGCTGATTATCGTTTCAATATCGACAATCTCAAACTCATTGGTGGAGACTATAGTGTCGATATCACTAACAAACTGATTTCCAACTGGAAACATGAAACAGTACCGGTACAATACTGGATCGCACTTGATAAAACATCAACAGTATAAAATAATATGAGTGAAGAAGTAGAAACACAAGCACAACCAGAGATCACATTAGGTGATTTCATTATGGTGGTTAAATTAATCGACATTTGTTCGAAACGAGGCGCATTTGAAGGCGCCGAATTGAAGGATGTTGGTATTCTTCGAGGTCGACTCGCCGACTTCATCGAGGCAAATAAGCCCGCTGATGAACCAGAATCGGAATCCGAAGAAGAAACAAGTAGTTAGATTATGGATGGTGGGTGCTTAATGTGCCCACCATCTTCCTCTTGACTTTTAAACTTATTATTATATTATTACTGAATGAAAGAAAATTTACTATGGGTGGAGAAGTACAGACCTCAAAAGATTGAGGATTGTGTTCTACCACAAAAATTAAAAAAGACCTTTGCTGAATTCGTTAAGAATGACGATATTCCAAATATTATTCTTGCTGGCCCAGCTGGCACAGGAAAGACTACCATCGCCCGAGCATTGTGTAATGAACTCGGTCTTGATTGCTTATTGATCAATGCTTCTGAAGAAAGTGGTATTGATACACTTCGAAACAAGATCAAACAGTTTGCTTCTTCTATGTCGCTTGATATGACAAAGAAGTATAAGGTTGTTATTCTTGATGAGGCTGATTATCTCAATGCGCAATCAACTCAACCTGCCCTTCGTGGATTCATCGAAGAGTTCTCCGCTAATTGCCGATTTGTTCTTACTTGTAATTTCAAGAATCGTATTATTGAACCACTTCATTCTCGATGCACAGTAATCGATTTCAATGAAGTGAAAATCAATGATCCAAAGCTTGCTGCGATGTTTATGAAACGTCTGCAGTTTATTCTGAAAGAACAGGATGTTGAATTCAACAATCAATCAATCGCTAATCTGATTATGAAACATGCACCAGACTGGCGCCGTGTTATCAATGAGTGTCAGCGATATTCGACTTCTGGTACACTCTCACCCGAGATTGTTACTACAGGGGAATCAGAAATCAAAGAGTTGGTGAAACATCTAAAAGAGAAAGATTTCCGTCAGATGCGCGCTTGGGCAGCAGCGAATTCCGACATCGACTCTTCTGTTGTTTTTCGTAGAATCTATGATAATGCTTACGATATACTCGATGGTCAATCTATTCCACCAATGATTCTTATCTTAGCTGATTATCAATACAAAGCAGCATTCGTTGCAGATCGTGAACTAAACTTGGTTGCCTGTCTCACAGAGATTATGGGCACCGCTAAATTCAAGTAATGTCTCCGTTTGATTTTCTAAATTCAATTAATGAGAAGAAGGCTTATCTGTTTGATGATGTTCGGGCAGATAACTCTGGTGAAGCATCTGATCTAGACTCAGTAGATCGCAAGTATCCACCCTTTATGGTGAATCGTGGTTTATCTTATTTTGTCGATACAGTAATGATGTCAAATGAGATGAACCAACGATTCGAACTTGCCAAGAAGATGCAATATGATTTCTTATACCATGCTGTGAGAAAGAAACGCAGATTCTCAAAATGGCACAAGAAGGAAAGGGATAGTAAAGACATTGAACTCATTAAAGAAGCATATTGTATCAATCGTGAAAGAGCCGAAGAGGTTTATGATCTTATAGACATGAAGAAACTTCGGAGGTTTATGGATAAAGGTGGAACAAAATAATTATGTCAGTTAAATTAATATCAGTATCTAAGCCCGCAGTTGAGGGTGTTGAAAATGCAGAAGATCTTGTAGCATATTGTGCTCGAGTCTCTAATCCATCGAATCAGATGAATACAGAGACAGCACCAAGGTTATTGAGGTATCTGATTAAACATAAACATTGGTCACCTCTAGAGATGGTATCAATGACATTGGAATTGAAAACAAGTCGAGCAATCGCAGCACAAATTCTACGTCATAGGTCATTCTCTTTTCAAGAGTTTAGCCAACGTTATAGTGAATCAACTATCCTAACACCTATTGAATATCGAAAACAGGGTAAGACAAATCGCCAGATTGGAGATGAACCCTTTGAATTAAAAGACACTAATGAGTTTCTTATTAATTCCATTATGGAAAAGAATCTAGAACTCTATAATGATTTGATTAACGAAGGTGTAGCAAAGGAATGCGCTCGAATGGTTCTTCCACTTTGTACTGAAACTACAATGTATATGGCAGGCACTTTACGTTCTTGGGTTCACTATATTGATCTAAGAACACAACAAGATACACAAAAAGAACACAGAATTATTGCCGAAGGGTGCAGGGATATCTTTATTGAACAATTCCCTGTTGTCGCTGAAGCATTAGAATGGAAATAATGAAATTATTAAAATTTGAAGCAAGTTGGTGTGGGCCATGTAAAGCTATGGATCACATCTTGGATTCAATGAATCTTAACATGGAAGTTGAGAATATCAATATTGATACTAATTCAGATAGGTGTAAGCAATACGATGTTCGTGCTGTACCCACGCTGATTAAGATTAATGAAGAAGGAAAGGAACTTGGAAGACTTAAAGGAATTCATAATACTGATGATATAATGAAACTTTTGGAAAGTTAAATTTTTATAAATAATAGTATGAATGATGATACTATTATAAAATGGACACCTGATGATATGCTCGAAGTTCTTCTTTCAGAGCCAGACGACTTTCTGAAGATTAAAGAAACTCTCACAAGAATTGGGGTCTCTTCAAAGAAAGAATACAATACTCTTTATCAGAGTTGTCATATACTCCATAAGCAAGGGAGGTATTTCATTGTCCATTTTAAGGAACTGTTCATGCTTGATGGTAAACCTTCTAACTTTACACAAGACGATTTAAGTCGTAGAAATACTATCACCACACTCTTGTCAGATTGGGGTCTTCTCAATATCGTTGATGAATCAAAAGCTGAAGATAAAACTACATTGAGAAGCATTAAGATCATTTCTCACAGAGATAAAAGAGAGTGGAATTTAGAGTCAAAATACTCGATTGGTAATACAAGAAGTGTATAAATAAAATTTTAAGATAACACGACGTTATCTTAAATGAGATGCCTTCGGGGTCTCACAACAATAACCTGCCTAATAGGAGGACAATAATAATGACAAATACATACACATGGCCTGGTTCTACATGGACTGTGGGCTTCGATTCTATTTTTGATAGACTCGAAAAATTAAACACACAACAATCTGGTTATCCGCCTCACAATGTAGTGAAGCATGATGATGACCGATTCGAAATCGCGATTGCTGTTGCAGGATTCAACGAGAAAGATTTATCCGTTGAACAGGAAGAAAACGTTCTCACCATCGCATCTAGAGATGTTGATCTAAATGGTGATAAGCAATATATCCATAAAGGTATCGCAACGCGTAAGTTCAAGAAGGCATTCACACTCGGTGAATATATCGAAGTGAAAGAAGTGGCTCTTGTTGATGGTATTCTCTCTGTATATCTCGAAAAGAATATACCAGAAGAGAAAAAGCCAAAGAGCTTCTCTATCAATTCGAAGCCAGAATTCTTGGCAGAGTAAAAAACAAACCCGGCATTGCATCATAGTGCATGGTGCAATGTCACAATATATAATATAATATGAATAAGAAAACAATCATTAAATACGTCGTAGGTGCAGTAGTACTCTACGCAGCATATCAATTCCTCTTCTGTGGATCTAAGTGTGATGCAGCAG